TCATAGCGGCTGTAGCTTGACGCCCCGCGTTCCTTGACAACAATCCAGGTATGAACCGCGAAGATACCGCGCCAGCGTACCGTCCGTGCAGCAAATACGCGAATGAGCGCGTCCGGATGTTCTGATGCGTTAGGCAGAAGCCCGGCGCTGGAACGGTCGGCCGTTTGCCAGTTGCCACGGCGGTCGCCAAGCAAATAGTTGGCTGCAGAGACCGCGACAGGCGCGATAATCAAAAAGAGAAGAAGCAGGACCACGTTTTTTTCACGAAGGGAAGCTCAGCGGGAGGGGAGCGGGGATCGTGTTGAATGTAGTTCGTCCAGCTGTTTTTGCCAGCTCAGGGCGGAGATCTTTCGTAGATCAGCCAAACCGAAGGACCAGCTGGCCGTCAAAACAGAATCCGTGATCTCCGGCGCCAAAAATGCCAGCCGAATTTCGCTCCTGACGACCTTGGGATGAAGGTTTACGCTGCCAGCAAGCTCCTCGACCGAACCGAATTCACCGCTTGCAAGCGATTCGGCCCAACCATGAGCCCTCACAAGCGCCTGCACCAGCTTTTGATCAAGTTCGGAGGGGCGGGTTCCATTTTGTTGCGGTGGGTCGGACGAATAGGCGGGGGCATCCCAGGGAATGCTCACGATCAAATCATCCAGGACCGATTTCCGACCTGATCGCGCGTTGTCTCCCGGCTCAGCTAGCCGAAGTGACAGTTCGATATCGCTCTTACCTATCTGTGCGCGCAAGAGGTGGCGATCCAGGAGTTCGGAATCGTCAACCGCTCGGTCAACTTTTTGAGCACGCAAAGCTTTCACTATCGTTTGCTCGATTGCCTCGGCGGCGACGCGAGCCACCGATCCTGCTGCTCCTTTCCTTCCCCGCAAAAGCGCAGAGCTGATATAGAAGCGATACCGGACTCCGTTCTTGCTGGAAAAGCTTGGGCTCATGCGGTTGCCCTTGTCATCGAACAGCTTGCCCTGGAGCAGGGCCCCGCTATCAGATCGTTTGACCTTGCGGCCCTGCGAGTTGGATTTGAGGAGCCCTTGAACCTGTTCAAAGGTCGCGCGATCAATGATGGCTTCGTGCTCACCCTTGAACCATTTGCCGCCATGATGGACTTCCCCGAGATAGATGCGGTTCTTGAGAAAGTAGGCGAGGGGACCGTAGGTGAAGGGAATGCCCCCGTTGTATTTGGCCACCTTGGTGTTGCGCTGCTTGGTGACGATGCCCCTGCGATCGAGTTCGGCCACCAGCTTGCTGAAGGATTTTAGTTCCAGGTAGAGGCGGAAGATGGCTCGCACGGTCTCAGCCTCGCTGTTGTTGACGACGAGTTTCTTGTCCTTGCCGTCGTAGCCGAGCGGAACGGTGCCCCCGGTCCATTTGCCTTTGCGCCGGGATGCCGCAATCTTGTCCCGCACCCGCTCGGAGGACAGTTCCCGCTCGAACTGGGCAAAGGATAACAGCACGTTCAGGGTCAGCCGTCCCATCGACGTGGTCGTGTTGAACTGCTGGGTGACGGCCACGAACGAGATCGATCTGGCGTCAAAGGCCTCGACCAGCTTGGCGAAGTCGGCAAGAGAGCGGGTGAGGCGGTCGATCTTGTAGACAACCACCACGTCGATCCTGCTGGCTTCGATATCGGCCAGCAGCTTTTTCAGCGCCGGGCGGTCAAGGTTGCCGCCGGAATAGGCGGGATCATCGTAGTGTTGAGGGAGGGCCCTCCAGCCCTGCGAGGCCTGACTCTTTATATATGCTTCGCAGGCGTCTCGCTGGGCGTCGAGCGAATTGAACTCCTGCTCCAACCCGTGCTCGGTCGATTTTCGAGTGTAGATCGCGCAGCGGAGAGGTTTGAGTTCACTCGCCATCGGCGCCATCCCGATTTTGCGCTGACCGCAGCCCAAAGAACCGCGGACCGTTCCATCTGGTGCCGGTAATTTTCGAGGCGATCTCGGAGAGGCTGGTAAAGGTCTTGCCGTCATGTGCAAAGCCATCGGCCATCACCATGACGCGATAGGTCTTCCTCTTCCACGTCCGCACCAGTTCGGAACCGGGCTTGATCCGCCGGGGCAATTCGAGCCGGCCGTTGGGTTTTGCCATCGCGGTCTTCACCAATCGATCGAGCAGACGTTTGGTCGTAGCGGGTAAGCCGCCATAGGCCTTCTCCTGGATCCGATGCGCGATGCTCCGCCGGAGCAGGTCCGGACCGAATGCTTTGGGCGAATCGTTCCGGAACAGTTCGCGGTACCGTTTCCGTAGGTCCGCGATCGCCGTCGTCGGCAGCCGATCCAACTCGGCCTCAACCTTTGGATCGGCCGCTGCCTTCAATTGTTGCGGACCCAACGTCATGAGGGCACGACCGGTTTTGCGATCCGGTAGATGCGCTTGTCGCCGACCTTGTCCGAGACCAAGTTCAATTTGAGTTTGTTCTTGACCACGCCGGCAAAGAAGCCTCGCACCGAGTGCTGCTGCCAGTCGGTCGCTTTCATGATCGCGGCAATGGTCGTGCCCTTGGATTGGCGCAGCATCCCAAGCACGGTTTCCTGCTTCGACAACGCGTTGGTCAGCTTATCCGCTGCCTTTTCGGGCGCGGCTGTCTTGGATGCGGCTGCCGACTGGGTCTCGCGTCGCTTCCCGGACGAAGCCCTCACGGTTTCCGGTTGTTTGGTGCTGCGCTTTGATGCTCTTGATTTTGATTTGCTGGTGGCCATCTTGTTCTCCCTGATGTCAAGGACAGCATCACGTGCTGCCACTGACACAAGCCCCACGAATAAAGGCGGGGCGAACCGGAGAACCGAGGCGGAGGGGATGGCGGCCTCTCAAAACGCGCCACCACACATGCTCTGTCCGGGGCGGAAGTCGAGCAGATCCTGAGCAATCTTGTGGCTTTGTTCGCTCCTCGCCGAGCACCTTGTGATCGGGAGTCCCTAGTAATCGGGTCGACCAAAGCATTTTCGGCGCCCGCCTTCATGGCTCCGCCGACTCACCCTTGTGATCGGATAGAAAAGGTCATCACAAGCGCCAGTCCCAGCGCCAAACGCTTGGCCGATAGGATGGATTCCGCGCAGACGCGTGGTCTCGCCCACCAATGTTTTAGGATGCGCCGCCACTGCATCGAAGTCGCAGCGTCCGGGAAGGCCCGCCTCCTTCATTATCTACTGCGCAGATAATCAAATTCGCTGGGACGACCAACGGAGATAAATCCACCAATGTCAATTTCATCGTACATCGCGCGGGTAGTCGCCCATTTCAGAAACTGAGAGATACTGTCGACCTGATCGTCATGCTTGCCCTGTGGAAAGGCTAATAACTCCAGCAGAAAACTATCAAGCCATTCGGCTTGCGCCGGCAGGAATACCTGTCCGGCTTCGATTTTGAAGGATTGCGCGACCATCCGATCAGCTTTACTGCCCTCGGGCTTGATGCCTATTGGAGGAGGCATTCCCTTCGGAATATCACGCTGAAGGTCCTGCAACAGCATCATGCCGGGGCCGGCGTTCTCGATCAGAACTGTCTCGGCACTATGCCGCGCGGCCAAACCCGCAACCATTCGCCTGAGGTCCGGATATTGCAGGCGTCCCCGAAACACATCGACCAGGTAGTAATCCTTTTTCACGATCCGCCAAGTGGTGCAGACCGAATAGTCGTTGGCTGGACCCGTCATCGCGGCAGTATCCCAGCTTTGCGCGATATGCTCGCGCGCGCCGGGTGCGGGAAGAGGATCATAAAATCGAAACCACTCGCGCTTGATAAGATTTCCTTCGACCGGGATCGGCCGCTGCTGGTATTGAGCCGAGAACATCAGGCTTCCGATTTCGCCCTTGATTCGATCCAGAACAGCTCTGTCCTCCCGTTTTGCATGGAGCACATCGCCAGTACGGCGGCTGAATCGTTTGTTGCGACCAATCGGGATTTCGCAATCCTCAAGTGCAATCGCCGGTAGATCCAGATGATGCCACCCATCCAGCTGGAGAAGATGGCCTGCGAGGTCGTCTTCATGCAGGCGTTGCATAACCACAACGATAGGACCCTTATCCTTGTCGTTGAGGCGCGAAACCAGTGAGCCGCCATACCAGTCGATCACGCGCCTGCGCGCCGGCTCCGACATCGCGTCCTCGGCCTTGAGTGGATCGTCGATGACGATGAGATCGGCGCCGCGACCGGTCAACGTGCCTCCAACGGAGGTTGCATACCGGCTGCCGCCCGCTGTGGTGACCAACTCTGTGCCGGTGTCCTTTGCCGGGCGCATTCCGGGAAACAGCGCGCGATACCATGGAGCATCGATCACCATCCGAAACTGACGATGTAGTTCGGCGGCGAAATCATTGGAGTAACTGACGACGATAATGCGGCGGCCGGGATCATGACCCAGCGACCAGGCCACATAGGCGATGGAGACGCAGATCGATTTCAGGGAGCGGGGAGGCTGGTTGATAAGAAGACGTTGATGTTCTCCAGCATCGAGACGCATTAGTTGATAGACAATGGCATCGATGTGCCAATTGGGCAGATAGGTGGTGCCCGGCAGAATGGTGTTGAAAACCTTCCGCACGAAGTAACGCAGGTCCGTCCTTAGCAGTGCCGCGAGAAGGTCGCTCATTCGGACCCCTCGTCGCTGGAGCCCTTGTCGCTGCAGCCCTCGCCGCTGGGGGCCTCGTCGCTGGAGCCCTCATCGGAAGCCTTCGAAGAATCCGCTTTAGCGTCACCCAGAACCTCCGCGCGATACGCGTCGAGAATGGCTAGATCGTCAGCCGAGACGATTTTGGTGGCGGCCTCGGTCGAGCCAACGCTGAGGACGCGTGCAAGCTCCAGTAGTAGTTCAAGTGCGCGGCTATCGCCCTTGAGCGCTTTTTCCCTCGTCCGAAGGAATAGCCCTTTTTGCGTCGATACGCGTTTGGTCTTGCCTCCGTCGTTCAGGGTAATCGGAGTTTCGAGCGTGCGCTTAAGATCGGTTGCGAAGTTCAACGTGCCCTTTGGCCGACCTCGCGGGTTGCCCGACTGTCCAGGCTTGAACTGAGTGTGACTTGGCGGATTCCCATAGCCGATGCCGGTACTGGATTTCTTCCTTCTCATAGACGGTCTCCAACCTCGGTGAGCCCAGTCGGCGCAGCAGCACCCAAACCGAAGGGTTGAGCGGACTCGGCATGGACGGCGATTTTCCCAGTCAGGTGCTGCCAGCGGCGGACCGTCGCATCGACGTAGCGCGGATCGATTTCAATCAGCCTGGCGTGCCGGCTAGTGCGCTCCGCTGCGATCAGCGTCGTCCCCGCGCCCCCGAATGGGTCAAGGATGACGTCGTTCTGGTTTGAGCAGTCGCGGATCGCATCGGCAATTAGAGCGAGTGGCTTAACTGTTGGATGGAGCGAAAGCTTGCCCTTTGCGGAGTTGGCCCAGACGTTTTGACTGGGATAGTCCCACACATTCGGACGATGCCTGCCGAACCGGCCGAGCTGGACGTTGTTGACGTGGGTCGCGTGCCCTTTCTTGAACACAAAGACTAACTCATGTTTGGAGCGGTAAAGCGATCCCATACCTGCGTTTGATTTATTCCAGACGCAGAGGTTCTTCATCTCCGTATACGCAGGGGCGGCGGCGGCCAGCAGTTCCCGCATGCCCCTCCAATCCATGCAAACAAAGTGGATTGAGCCATCGACCGCGTAGTGTGAGGTGTGTCCGAGGGCGGTCGCTAAGAATCTCTCAAATTCCGCGGGCGACATCTCTCCCGATGCCATCGCGAACGCGGCGTGTTTGTTTCTGCCAAGGCCGCTCACGTGACCATCGATCAAACAATTGTAAGGTGGGTCGGCAAAAACCATGACTGCGCGCTCATCACCTAGCAAACGATCATAGGTAGTTGCATCCAATGCATTGCCGCAGTGAACTCGATGATCGCCCAAGATCCAGACGTCGCCCGGTCGCGTGACTTGCGCTCCCGCTTCGATCGGAGGCAGTTCGTCTTCCTCGTCTTCAGCTCCAAGGAGGCGGGCGTCGATTTCGCCCATTTCAAATCCTGAGATTTGAAGGTCGACGTTTTCGTCGAGCGCAAGGACGTCTGAAAATTCAAGGGCCAGAGCCTCGGTATCCCAACTGGAATCCTCACCGAGGCGGTTGAGCGCCAATCGAAGAAGACGGAGCCTCCCGTCATCCAGATCAGCAATGGTGACCGCGGGAACTTGTCGGAGGCCCAGCTGCCGCGCGGCGAGAACGAGACCCCAGCCGGCCACAACCCGCTGCTCGCTATCCACGATAACAGGAAGAACGAATCCGAACTCGTCCAGGCTTGAAGCGAGTTTCTCCACCTGACGGCGGGGGTGGCGGCGAGTTTCCCGGCCGAGTGGTTTCAGTAGGGCGGTTCGAACAAGGATTGGGTTAAGGTCACGGGAAACGGCATAGCCGTTCTTCCGTAAATTGAATATCTCGGTCAAAGGTCCTCTCCGGTGTTCAAGGTGGCCGAGTCGATACGGCTCGAGGCGCATTGTGATCCGGAGATAAGGTCACCGCACTTAGGAAGACGTCTCCCTGTTTCCTCTCTGGCCGCTTCGGGCCCTTTTTTTGAAACGGATCGCTTCGGCCATGTATTGGCTGACCGCTTGCTCACTGATGGTCGAATCACACGTTCTCAGAAATTCCAGAACAAATCGCCCCGCCGCCGAGTGTGGGCGGCCATCGTACTCGGTTTTCACGTAGGGATTGTGGGTGAACCTGCCACCATAGGACTCAAATACGTTTCCGAGCCAAACAATAGCCTGCATTAGATCTTTCTGGGGGTTGGGCCCGCCTCGTTTCTTACCAGCTGCGAGGGCCTCGTCGACCGCTATTTCAAGTCTTTTGACGATACGGACGGCTTCATCCAAGCGGTCCAGATGGTAGTCAGCCGTCCAAGGCAGATGCTTAAGGACATCGTCTTGGGACGCAAAATCAAGTTCCATCAAGATGTCAGCGAGACCCTCGGCTGCGCCGGCAAGAGCGATCATCGAAACCGCGCGGTCGTTATCGTTTCTGGCCTCAGATCGTGCCCTTTCCGCACATGAGTACAATCGCCGTGGCAGCGTTATAAAAACATGGAACGGCGACGGATTTTCGATCGCCGCTGGATCTGCGAGGGACCAATCGGGCAACGAACCGAGCTCGGCTGTTTGCTTCAGAAATACGCCCAATCGCCGAGCAAACTCGGCGAGGGCTTTATGGATTTCCGGCCGGGTCGGCTTCTGGGAGCTTTGAAGAAGGCTCTTAAGCACAAATGCGCGAATACAATCGAGATCCGTTCGAAGCTGTATGCGGCGCGGTGAAGACTCCGAAAGGTCGAGTAAATTAGCTAGACTGTCGAATTGTGGATCGCTTAGCAGGAAACCCTGTTGGCCGCGATCAGAGTTGGCGTGCTCATCCTTGTTTCGATCATTACTGCTGCCGTTTTCCCGATTGTCGAATTTTACGAAGCCATGTAGCCGAACCATTCCAGTCCGTCCCCATCGTGCGTCCACTCTTCTTGGCATGAATCGTCCTCTGATTTCATGCGATGATTTCTACTCCAAATGATTTATCAAAGATGAATTTCGCGCGAAAAACTGTGGAACGTTCGATTCGCGGAATGATGGATATGGAATGTGCGCTTGCGGGCGCAGAGCAGACATCGTTCAGGCGGTGGCTGATGTCCGCTCGACCCCAACGCGAACTTACAGCGATCTGTTGATGGCGTCCCTCAGCTGCCAGTTTGTTGCATGAACGGCATAGTGAGGCAGCCTTGGTGGTCCTGGCTACAAATTCAGATCTCGAACTCGACGCCGATTTCCATGATTTGTCCGCTTGGAATTTGGAAATACGCGCCTGGTCGCTGCGCGTTGTGGTGCATGAACGCGAATAGCTCCTCGCGCCAGCGCGCCATGCCCCTCCGCCGGCCCTTAGCAATGATCGTCTCATGACCGGTGTAGTAGGTCACCCGACTGAGATCGCATTGCGCAATTTGCCGGCGCGCCATCGCGACATTGAGTCCGTTGGGAACGTTGGGCTGCTCCATGAAGCCGAAGCGCAGCTCGACGCGCGTGATACCGTCGGAGATCGGCGTGACCTCGACCCGATTTTCGTCCGAGACGCGTGGCGTTTCCGCCATCGTCACGGCGACGAGCAACACTCTTTCGTGCAGGACATGGTTGCACTTGAAGTTATGCGAGAGCGCGAGTGGCACACCCTTCGCCATGCGGCCGAGAACAACCGCCGTGCCCGGTAGGCGAAACGGCGGATCGGCCTTGAGCTGTTCGACGAACTCTTTCGAACGCTGTCGTACCTCAAGGCGAACCGTGTCCATGATCTCCTCGCCCTTGCGCCAGGTGAGCATGAGGAACGCAAGGACGAAGGCGATAGCTAGCGGGAACCAGCCGCCGTCCAGCAGTTTGGTCGAGGTCGATGCGAAAAAGACCAAATCCAGGACGAATAAGCTGCCATTGACCAGGTAGACCATGAAGGGATTGTACTTCCAATGCAACGCCACGAACGTCGCCATCAGCGTCGTGATCGCCATCAGCAATGAAACGGCAATGCCGAACGCTCCCGCCAGCGCGTCCGACGACCCGAAACCGATGACGGCGGCAAGTGTGGCGGCCGCGAGTGTCCAATTCACGAACGGGACATAGATCTGACCGATCTCGTGACCGGCTGTATGGATGATATTCATGCGGGGCAGGAAGCCGAGCTGAATGGCCTGCTGCGTCAGAGAATAGGCACCGGAGATGATCGCCTGGGAGGCGATCACGGTCGCTGCCGTTGCCAGAACGACAAGAGGGTAATGCGACCATTCTGGGGCGAGCTGGTAGAAGGGGCTTTCGATGGCACCGGGCTCAGTGAGCAGCAGGCCCCCTTGGCCGAAATAATTGAGCGTGAGCGCGGGCAGCGCCACGCCAAACCAGGCGATCCGGATCGGAAACGGGCCGAAATGGCCCATGTCGGCATAGAATGCTTCGCCACCAGTCACCGCCAGGAAGGCGCCCCCGATGACCGCAAAAGCCAGGGGTCCCGCGTGCCATAAGTAGGTGATCGCCGGCTGCGGGCTCAGGGCGGCGAGCACGGCTGGCGCCTTGGCAATTCCCACGATACCAAGGACGCCGATAACCACGAACCAAATCAGCATGATCGGCCCGAAAATCCCGCCAATCCAGGACGTGCCCTTGCGCTGGATAACGAACAAAAATATCAGGATCGCCACCGTTACCGGGACGACGGCGCGCTCCATCTGGGGGGCGTAGATCTTGATGCCTTCAATCGCGCTCAGCACGGAAATGGCTGGCGTGATGGCGCCGTCGCCGTAGAGCAGGGTCGCCCCCACGAGGCCGATCAGGACCATGAACG